ATTGAGGCAGAAAATTGCTGGTATCATACAGCGACAAAGATTTTTGGTGTCTTTCCCAGGATTCTCTGCGTATCGCAAGTGTCTGATTATATACCAAGCGACAGGCTTCGAGAGAGTTTCCTAATGCTCTTTTTTGCTTCCCGGTTGGATAAATCCGATATTTAAAAGTCTTACGCATAATTTTATTATAAGAAGTGTTACGTAAAAGTCAAGCGAAAAATTTTAAAACTGGCAATTCATCCCCACCGCAAGCGGATGGGGTATTCTTGCCTAAAAGGAGGAGAAATAAAAAGGATCAGGAAAGTCTTCGTCCTCCGAGCCATCATCCCCGTCAATAGCCCATGCAATCACCGGTTTCATCATTAACTCAGTGCACGTACCGTCGTGTTTATACACTCCCGACACCATTAACGTTCCTGTAGTGTTTGGGATTATCCTCTGCATGTTCTACCTCCTATTTTTTAATCCAGCATTTTTGCCCATTTCTCAAAAAAAACCATTGATCTTTGTCGGTATCCAGCTTGGCAAATAGAATTCCGTGATAGCTGAGATCCCCAGGCGAACACTTAGCAGATGGACCTGGGATAACTATCTCACTGCCCAGTGGCCATACTGGCATTTCAAACGGGACCGGAAACCAGAAAGCAGCGGTTGCTACAATTAAGGAAACAATCCATTTCATTAATGATACCCCTCCTCTAGTTGGCTAAGTCTTCTAGCAACAGAGGCAAACATTGACCATGTTGGCGGGAATGCCTCACGCTCCGGAGCAGATATCTTGTGATAAAGTCTCAATGATTCCGGATGCACCTCAAGCAGGCCTGCCTCGATTGGTATCTCATCGACCGGGAGGAGGCCCTTTTGAGCCAGGAAATAGAATTGGTTAGAGTATATCACGGCGGGGAATCTTTTGAGCGGTTGTTCAATTTCTTTCCTAAAATCAGATACGCTTCTCTTGATCTCATAGGCCGTTACCCTGATACCCTTTCCGGGCCAGCAGGATATCTCGAAGGCGTCTATACGCATGGTTGCTATGCTGGCGTATCCGGTCCCGATCCTGAACTCGCGGACAATGCCTACCTCGCCTTTGTCCATGGCTCTCTTTCTGTGGTCTATCAATGCCTTAAATATTTCCGAATTGGATAAAACTTTCTTTTTGATCATGATATATAATGTAAATTATTTTGAAATAAAAGCAATACACCTATTGAAAAAATTACAAAAAAATATATAATGTAACTATGCAGCTCAAAGGTAGACCGGATCCAGCGGAAGAAGATGTGCAGTTAGCTTTATGCGAATATGTCAGAAAAAAATATCCGCAGGTCTGGTACAGGAGCGATCTTGGTGGGATCTGGTTGCCCTTTAAACTTGCAAAGAAAAACAAGAAAATGCAGAGGGGGAGAGGGTTTCCGGACTTCAGCCTTCCCTTAAGGACAGTATTATATGCCGGACTTTACATTGAAATAAAGAAAAGCCGTAAAGAGCTTTTCAAAAAAGATGGCACCATGAGGAGATCAAAGCACATTACAGAGCAAAGAGAATGTATGCACTGGCTTAGGTCCCAGGGATTCTTTGCAGTGTTTGGTGCTGGCCTTGATAATTGCATGGCTGTAGTAGACTTTTATATGCGCCTGGCTAGACGGGCATAAACTTGAAGGAGGTTTTTATGGACGCAGAAAACTGCACCGTAGTAAAATTAATGCAACTTGAAATTCGGGAGTTTATGGGAATAGAACGATTTCACATGGCCCCGAATGGTAAAAACATGAGCGTATGTGGCTACAACAAGGCTGGCAAGACAACCATTGCGTCGGCAATCACATGGTTGCTGGCCGACAAGGACCTCAGTCTTAACCAGCCCGCAAACTTCAGCATAAAGCCCATGGACACCGCAGGTAATATAATTGAAGGAAAAACCCCTTATGTTACCGTAAAGTTTTCGGTTAACGGTGATCCGCTTACTCTTGGCAAGGGGTATTACGAGAAGCGAACCAAGAGAGGAAAGCTGACCGGACACACCGCCCGGTATTCGGTGAACGACGAGGCCAACGTAAAAAAGAAGGATTTTGACAAAGCCATCGCAGAGATAGGTAGCGTTAAAACTTTGCAACTCCTCATGTCTCCCTTCTTCTTCAACACGCTCCCCCAGGCCGAGTGCCGCAAGATCCTTTTTGAGGTTGGCAACGTAAAAGCAGGTGACGAGCTGGTAAGGGCAGAGAAAAAGAGAACGCAGCTTAAAGCGGAGCTGTCAGTAGTTGAACGGGAGACGATAGCGATAAAGCCGGTAATCAAAGAACTCAGATCTAATGCAGGCACCCTATCACCCCACGATGCCGAAACGGCAACGAATCAACTGGTTAAAATTGACAAAAAGATTGCGGCTATCAATGCCGGGCTGGTTGATCCTGATGTCACGAGAAAAATAAGCAAGCTTGAGGATGAAATAAAAACCCTCGAATTTGACGAAAGCACAGATATCATAAGAAAAAAGACGCTTGCGAAGCTTGCGGTAGAAGCCCTGGAAGGGAAGTTAAGAAACGAAAAGATGGATATAATCGGGGCACTGGAAACAGCCGGGAGAAAGGCTTTACTGGCAGAATCGATAGAAGAAGAGATAGCAGACTGCCGTACCATGTTCGGTGCCCTTATCGCCGAACCAGAACCGAACCATGGCATCTGCCCAACATGTCACCAGCCAATCACTGACAAAAAGTCAATGGAAGCTGCGGTGTCTGCGTTTAAAGAGGATAGGGCAAAAAGGGCAACAGAAATAAATGTCAGAGGCAAGGACCTGACGGGGAAGTTGTCGGCAATCAGAGAAGATATGAAAAAACTTGCCATCGGCAGGGAGGTACACGAAAAAAACGAAGCAAGCTTCAACACAGAGCTTGAAATTGCACAAACGAAGCTGGACAGCCTGTCAGATCCAACCACAGATGAAAAGCCGGACGGCAGCAATACTGATGCTCTCAAGAAAGAACTATCCGATCTTATCGAAAGCAGTGCCATTACTGAAGATACAAAGGTATTGCTCGAAGAGGTAAACGCGGAAAGGACGAAGACTAGCGATATCATTAGTGCATGTAAGGAAGCGGTAAAATCGGTAAAGAGAATTGACGTCCTCAAGAAAAAAGAGAAGGACGGGTGGAAAAAGGTTGAAAAGATCGAGGATGACATTACCAAGATCGAAGAAGAGGTAAGGGCAGAAGCAGAAAAGCTTGAGGGACCCATCAACGCCATGTTTGAAAGGTGCTCTTTCAAGTTTATGGAAGACAAAATATCGTCCGGCTTTAAGCCGTGCTGCGTGACAGTGGTAAACGGGGTTCAATGGGGACATGGCCTCAACACGGAGGGAGAAGTTAGCGCCGGACTTGATATTGTCAGAGTGCTATCTAAGCATTATGGTATATCTATGCCGTGCCTGGTTGACAATGCTGAATCAGTCCTTGATTTTGCTGACCCCGACATGCAGTTAATACGCTTTTATGCTGACAAGAATTGCGAACAGCTAGAAGTGTTTTTCGATTAGAATATTGTCAGGTCGTCCCCAGTAGGGGGGCGTTGATTGAAACGACTAGATATACCAAACTCATTAATTCGCTAACCATACCAGGAGGATACACTTGTGGCACAAAACACCGGAAAACCGCAGACATCTGAAGAAAAACAACTTGCCCTAAAAGAGACGGCAGCAAAAAATCTTCAGATACAAGAACAGTTCATCGGCCAATCACTTGGAGAAATGACAAAGGGTGGAACTCTCAGCGCGACCAAGTTCCAGCAACGCATCCTTAAAAACTACTTCATCGAGACCACTATGGTTCTTGAAAAGGCGGAAGCTAAAAGAAAGAGAACTACATACAGGCAAGATCCGGTTCCAGTTATTTGGGAAAACGTAAACCTGACAAAGTTTGTTGTTGACGCGGCTGCAATGTGCCGCATCGGCCTTGATCCATCACAGAAGAACCACGTTAACCTCATACCTTACAAGAACAATACAACGGGTCTGTATGATATCGGCTATATCGAGGGATATAGGGGACTTGAAATTAAAGCCACAAAGTATGGGCTTGACGTCCCAGATTCAGTAACCGTACATCTTGTATACGCGACTGATCACTTCGTACCACACTTCAAGGACCGGTCGAACAAGTTTGATTCCTACGAATTCACCATCGACAATCCGTTTGATCGAGGTGAGGTCATTGGAGGCTTTTATTATCACTCATACGCCAGTAATCAAGAAAAGAATAAGCTCGTCATAATGTCTGTCGAAGAAATTCTGAAGAGAAAGCCTACCTATGCCAGCCCTGAATTTTGGGGAGGCGACAAGGATGAGTGGAAGAACGGCAAAAAAACAGGCAAGAAAGTAAAGGTCGATGGCTGGCCTATCGAAATGATGCTTAAGACCATGTACCGCGCGGCGTACAATGGCATCACTATTGACAGCAAAAAGGTCGATGATGATTTCATGCAGGCGAAGGAGAGCGAGGGGACGCTACTCGCGGCCGAGTCTGAACTCCGTGCTATCGAAAACGAGCACAAAGACCTTGTTGACGTCACTCCTGACACGCAAGAAGTTGCGAAGAGCGAGGCGGACAACGTTGACAGGAAGACCGGAGAAGTTGTTGATGCAGAATTCGAGGTGTCCGGACCTATCGAAAACGCCCTTGAAACCGCGAAAAAGGAAAAGCTCGACCTACAGAAAGCGGCCGAGGTAGAAGCCAAGCTGGTAGCTGTAGCCAAGAAGGCAAAGAAGGCCAGGAAGGATGCAGCGGAAGCGGCAGCGGCGGCGGAAGCGGAAGCGGCCAAGAAGACCGAAGAGAAGGACGCATCCGAGAAAAAGAAACGTCCAGAAACGCAGTCAAGGTCATCTATGGAAAAGTCAGATCCCGCTGCAAACGGAAAGGGAACTCTTATCGGAGCGAAGGAAAAGAACCCGCTCTGTGTGACAAACCAGTGTGCATACATTGATTCATGCACGGACAGAGACAAAGCTCATCAAGCAGTTATAAAAGAGCACTACGGTCATTTGTGTCAATCGGACAGAGCAAAAATCACCGCATACGCCAAGGCTGGACCTCCCGAAGCAAAGACAACAAAGAAGGATGCCGGAGCACAAGAAGCAAGCCAAGCCGAATTCCCTATTCCGGACGGTTCTGAAATTGAGCATATGGAGTTCTAATGTCGTCCCCCGCAAGGGGGCGTGGATTGAAACTAATGTCTGACCCGATTATATTTAAATCCTATGGATCTAGCAGTAAGGGAAACCTCTACACCGTAAGTGACGGTGAGACTACCGTGCTGCTTGATCCCGGATTTTCCGTCAAACAAATCAAGAAACGCCTGGACTTCAGCCTTAGCTCAAGCATAGACTTTGCCCTGGTCAGCCATGAGCACATGGACCATTGTGCCGGTGCCGAAGGACTTGCAAATCTTGGAATTGATGTGTTTATGGGCGGCGAGACAGCGGATAACATGAAAATTGATCCGTATAATATCCACAGGGTTAACCCGTTTGAACAGTTTACCCTCGGGACCTGGACCGTTAAGGCAGTCCCTGTGCCGCACATGGGCCTAAAGACCGACCCTAAATCAAAAGATGGGAAAGGAAAGGTGCTTGTTAAAATCCCAAACCTCGCCTATTTGATGCTGAGTGGAGAAAATAAGTTTTTATTCATGATTGATTGTAGCGAGAGCCCATTTTTTTATCGCAACCTCACACACGTTGCTATAGGAGTAAACTATGATTGTGCGGTCCTATCTGAAAATATGGCGAAGGGAAGCTTACCAGTGTTTCTCGGCAGGCGGATACTGGACAGTCACATGAGCCTACAGACAGCCAAAAGGTTTCTGAGTGCCGTATGTCATGACGAAAACTCTGGTTATATGCAGGAGATACACCTCTTACATCTATCAGAAAAAAACATAGTGGCCTCAGATGCTCTAGATGAAATAAGGAGGCATACCGGTGTCGCTGTATTCGTACATGAAGGATAACAAGGAAAGGGAAATATTCTTACTAACCGTGAAATATTGGCTGCGCGGTGACAACTGGGCAGATGCCAAGAGTTCAGCAAGTACCATTGTGCTTGGATTCAAGTCAAGCACGAAAAAGAAGGAGGAAAAAATATGAAAACAAAAAAAGACAACAAAAATAAAACTCGTACCCACACTCCATTAAAAAAGGAAGTTATACAGGTTCGCTTAGATCCTAAATTAAAATTCTCTGCGGACATTGCGGCAAGAGTTCAAAGACGCAAGATCTCTTCTTTTGTCCAGTGGGCGATTGCCAGGACACTAAAGACCTGCAAGCTGGAAGATGGAGAAATGGTACTCAATGTAGTACATGAGGTTTGGAGCGTTAACGAGCACGAAAGGTTTATAAACCTCGCCATCAAATATCCGTCACTTTTGAATTTTGAAGAGGAGAAGATGTGGAAGTGCATTAAGGATGAAAGCAACCTATGCATTAAAGGCCTCGTCGGGGATCAGGTCGTTGACGTGGATATGGAAAAACTCGACAAGAAATGGGACGCCATTAAGCTGAAAGCAGACCAAAGCTGAACCAGGGGCAGGGAGATGAAATGATTAGCACTGACGAATTGAGAAAAGCGGCAATATGTATATATATAGCAACGCCTAGACCTGTGGCGCGGGATATTTCTGATAGATTAGAAGGAGCCGCACAAGAAATTGATGAGCTGAGGGAATTTGCGATATGGATGACCGGATGTTACGACTTCAGCCAGCATCCATATTTTTGCCTTAAACGTGACAAACTTTTAAAGGAGCAAAAACCCGCTGGCTAAAAACAAGTATAAAACCGATGATTGCCTATAATCCCCAAAGACTTTAATTTTTTAGCCCATGATGGTGAAACGCTCAACGTATGATAATGTGTAGGGCCTCCCACAAAATCCTTAATCCGGCCAAGATAAATTTGCTCTGCTATCATAACACACTCAAGCCAGACGGCACCCTTTATTTTTTTGGCAGTTATTAATTTTTTCAGATTTGAATCGAGTTGATTAAAGCATGAAAATTGTTTGGGACAGAGAATAACTTGCCTCCAATTATATCCCCAGCCCCAATGGCCCGGATGTTTTACTCTTGTTAACACAGTTAATCCGACACCAATTTTTCCGCTCCATGTTTCTGACCGGGCCTCCCCGAATATGAGCCCCGCCAGTAAATCAAATTCCGACCAGCAAAGAAGCATGTTATCTGCGCCATGTTTTGATTTCATTTTAAGCCAACGCCCAGTAAGTCGCCCCCCGGCCTTTTGACCATCCCATTGCCGTCCAGCCAGGGAGCGTGTTGCGTAATTGGGATGCTAAAAATATAACTATCTTTTTTTATTCAATTCCAACCCCCCCAGGTTTTCCGGGAGGCTCCCAGTTTGTACAACTAAATACTCCAGCATTATATCGTATGCTTTCATGCCCGGCCTGGTCGCAAGCGCCTACCATAAAAAGCCTTAGCTCTCTACTCGGTACATCATACACAAGCTCTGCGGTTGGTGCTGTTACTTCGCCTACCTGCTCCCATGTCCAGGTAGTCATATCTACTTGCGTTCCCATGTAGACCCTGTAGCACTGTATGTCGGGTTCCGGATTAGCATCCCATTGAAGATGAATTTCTTTGGCTTGTGCTACCAGGAAAGCCACGGGCAGAAGAACAGCGGCAAAGAACAGGATAAATAGCAATTTATTCCACAGTTTCATGATGTTGTCTCCTTATTCTGGTCTTACCAACCTAAACGTACCGCAGTCCATCATTGCGGGATCGTCTATTGCATAACCAAGAGCTGGATGCAGCGGGTTCTCCATCCTGCCACCTCGCATACCAACACACTTGATTTCCCATTCTCTGGCGTTATCTCTCAATATGATTCCCCATGTGGATTCCAGGCAAAACAAGCCTTCTGCCAGTATGTCGTAGGTGTCCATGCCTCTGGCTATCCAAGATCCGCAACACTCTGTAGCGTTAACGTTACAGCTTGCAGGCTCGGCATAGATGGATATGGTTGCTAATGGCCCGTCGACGTTAGACACAAAGATCCACTCCGGATCTTCATAAACTATTAAGAATGCCTGCAAGAAAGGTATTGTGTTTGTGTCCACAGGTATGTCCGGCGGTGTGTCTTCTTCCCCTGGCGGTGTCGGTGGATTGAAGAAGTCATCAAAGGGGGACCCTGCACAGATAATAGGGAAAGCCAACAAAAAACAGAAGAGTATGGATAGACATTTATTTTTCATGTGTCCACCCTACTCCTTCTTGTCTCGAGTGGCCACTCCCAACAACCCTATGATTGTAAATCCGCAGGTCACTATTTCGCCAACCATTTCCGGGGACATGTAGGCACCACAGGCTGTAGCTATGGCAGCGAGGCCGCGCCAGGTAGAAGGTTCTTTGAGCCTGCCGACCAAAAAGTCGAGCCCTTTTCTTTTCTTTGCGAGAGGGATATCGCTTGGCATAGAAGCAAATGCCCTTTTTACTTCATCAACATCCTCGGCCATTTCCTTGTATTTTTCTTCTATTCCAACAGGATTAGTCATACATATCTCCCTTTAATGCACAAATATTTTTATAACTGAACTGCCCAGAAGCGCAAGAGCGAGAACTATCCCACCCCCAATACTGGCATAAAACTTTAAAGTAGAGGGACCCGGAGTGTCCTTGAGTTGTTGTTTTAGCAAGGCAACCTCAGTGACAAGCCCGCCTTTGTTGTCAGCACCATTAAGAACAACAAACACCTTGCCTAATAATGTTTTAATATCGGTTAGCTGGTTTAAGCATTCAGAATCATTCATAAAGCAACCTCCGCCAACAAGCTATATTTACACCTCAAAATACAGAACGCATTTACCCGTTGCTGAGTTGACAGAGTTTCCGGAAAGGTTAAACGTCCATGTGCCAGCGCATAGCCTTGGACCGTAATCAGCGCCTATCTTTGGTTGTGTCTGCTCACTGTTTATGGTATGCCTATCTTTGAGCTCACCTCCAAAAACATCGACCCCATATTCATCCTTAATTTCGATGTCATAGCTAGCAGTCGGAGCAACAGACCCCGGATCAGTAACGGCAAGGACGCACTTGCGCCCGAGGACAGCGAGTACATTGGCTGCACTAAAATCAACAGCAGTGACAGCTCCCCCACTCGACGCGCCAACCCAGTCAATCTCAGCAAGTACTATTCCGCGATCCTCAGAGTAGGGCGTGGACACCTTTGAAATTGTTATGGTTACAGAACCAGCCATTTTATTGTCTCCCCTTACTTCCATATAGTAGATTAAAGTTACTCATTCTTGTTCTGATGCCTTCGTTTATCGCGTCAACCGTTTTTTCTTTCGACTCTTTGGCAAGTGCCTTGTTTGCTTCCACCTCATTTCGCCTGCCCCTTAGCCTCCGGATCTCTTTTCGGTCAAGCTTTACCCTGTCTCTGAATCGTAGTTGCCACGAATATTTTGTCCTAACACTGGAAAGCTTTTCAATGTCCTTAATTTGTGCAAAATGCTTTTCAGACTTTTCGGCATATCTTATTTCATTAAGATTATCATAAAACTTTGTCCGAGTATAGAATTCGCTTTTCTCACCGTAAAGCCTTCTGGCGAAAGGAATCTTGCTAACCTTAACATCTTTCTTTGAAAGGGTTGCGGGCAATTCAAGGACATTACCCATAAACTTGCCCGCCCCACCGGTAAAGGTGTCTACAAACAAGTCAATAATCTCTGGAGATATATCAATTTTTCCGGGGACAACCTCGTCTCCACCGGTCAAGTCATTTAATTCCTTAGATATGACTTTAGATAAACCCCTGACACTTTTCCAGTGCATTTGATATTCAGGTTTCGGAACGTCAAATGGCATTTGCTCTGGTTTAAGAGGAGCTCCGGCAAAGTTCTTATTCTCTTTCCATTGAACAAACGGATCAAGTATGGTCGGAGCAATAAATTGTAGAATAGATCCTTCCCCTCCTACAGGATTAAATGAGCTTATGACCGCACTCGCCAATTTTCCAGCAGCACCTATAGCGGAGAACTCTTTTTTATTTGGATCTACTGCCTCGCCTATTACCTGGCCGAGCACATGGAGGGTGTTATATCCCCATGGAAGCGGACAAATCTTAAAATAGTCTCCGTTCGGACGCATAAGAATCAGATTTCTCTCCTTAATCCAGCTAGGGATTTTGTCGTATTTCTTTTCTCCGTCGTCGTCGTCACCACCTAATGTCCTGTTTAAAATGTCCAGCATTACAGCGAAACCAACGGTCCCGTACATCATAGCTCGAACTTTCTTATTTCTTTTTGCTGCCATTATTAGCCTTGCGCTGCCCTGTATGTTGGCACCAAAAAACAAGTAGAAAGCACCCAGGGCCTGGCCGACGTCTCCCCTGCGGTTAAAGTTAACGGTAAGGTTTTTAGCCGCTGAAGCAGCCTTTTCCTTGCTGATGCCAGCCTTTACAAGATGTTTGTATGTTGACAGCCTGATCGCATTCTCAACGGCAACATTTTCTCGGCTGATCAAGGTAAAGGCACTCTTAATAATTTTTCTGGCGGATACCCCGGGACCAGACCCAAGCAATGAAAGCTTTTTCTTAAGAGCCTTCTCCCTGGACTCTGTGTCTTTGTAGTACTCCATCCATCCGGTTTGGCCACCATGTTCTCTAAAATCTTTATAGTCTTGTGACCATTCAGTATCGTATTTTCCCCTAATGCCCTTCCGTATCCCGGCAAGAGCCTTAAAGACATCTTTGAAAATTCGGCCCCGAATTTTCTCGGCCTGTGTGTCGTTGATGTTATAGCCAGCGGTTTGAAGATCTTTCAGAAAGTTATTTAATATAAATTCAGGGCTAGCAGCAGTATTCACTATTGCCAGGTAGCGATTTATCTTAGACATTATATTTATAATGGCATTACCGCTTCCAGATCCCAGGTTTTTCAAGCCAATGGCTATTCTTTGGGCATGAACGTTCTGCTCGTCGAAAGTTATCGTGTGCTCAACCCCGTCAACCTTTACCACTAAGACATTATCTTTGAATTTGTACGCACGGTCCTTTCCATACACCACTTCGCCCAAGGAAGAGGGTAGCCCGGTCATTGGATCAACCTTGCCGTCAAACACCCGAGTTTGTTCAGGGTAACCTTCTGGCCGTTTACCGCGACTTCTCCAGCTCCTTTTGCTCAGTAAAGGCTTTAATTCCGGGGCGTCAACCTCCCACATGCTGCTTTTATGCTTACTCGCAAACTTGAGCATTGCACGGCCAATCTTTGCTTTCTCTGCCCTTATGATTGAGGCCTCATGTTGAGCCAAAATGTTAGTAAGTATGTTCACCGCACGTCTCTGTGAGCTACCAGTGAGGCGCCGCTTTGACTCAGGACCGGCAATATTCATCCCTTGCCCTCTTTTTGGCATCCCGGCGTCTTTACCTTCTCTCTTGAGAGGGACATAAAACTTGTAAGCACTGGACCACGCCTCAATTTCCTCGGGAGTAGCCAAGCCCTCCGCTACAAGTAAATCCCTGGTTGACCCAACCACATCGTCAACCTTTTTGGCAAGAATTTCCATGGCCTCATTGCCTTCGTACTCATTAAGGATGCCATCGGCCTCTTCGTCTGTCATCCCGGAAAGGGCTTCATTGTCCTCTCTTTTTGGATTCAAGGCCATAAATCTGGCGTTGGCCTCTCTGGCGTGTCTCGCATAAAGGTATCGCTCAAGATTTTCAAGACCGATGCCTGTCTTGACTATGTCTTCCGTGAGCGGATCAATTACGTTTGCGTCAAATTCCTCTACTCGTCTCGCGACCTGATCATGGTAAAGCTCTTCAGTCTGATAGGTGTTTTCATCGTCCTCAAGCTCTACATGCGGAGGTAATACAATGGCATCCTGTACAATCTTGAGAGAGTTGAAACGGTCCTGAATTTTGAATTGAATAAGGTTGAAAGCCTGCCGCACACTTCCTTCTATAGGTAGGTCGAAACCTTCAGGAGATATGGGACTTTCAAAAACCTTCTTCGCAACCTTAATCCCTTCAATGTTTTCGGTGGTTAACGAAGCCCCTGTACCCTTGAGGGTCTGCTCGACCAGTGCAGCGGCCCAGGCAGAAAGGTCCTGCTCATCCGAAAGCTTTAAATGTGCCGGAAGCTGCGGAGGCCCGCCCCTTATTATACCGTGATAGGACTCTATCGCCTCCCTTAGAAATTGTGACCTAAAGCTAAGGTCAAGGGCTTCAGCATGGTTTCCCTTTTTCTTTTGAACTTCCGATTCCATTAAGACAGAATGTCTCATTTTATCAATCTGTTCTATCTCTTCTGGAGTTGCTATTTTGCCAAAGTCTGCGGCCTCCCTCGCGCTTCTGAAGTCTGGAATCCCCTCGGAAAGCTTGAGGTCGCTATCTTTAATCGATATGCTGGTAGCCTTAAGGTTTCTCGCTGTTTTCCCTATAGCACTTGACGCAAGGGCAATGTAGTCCTCTTCGGTGAACCTGCCAGGGCTTACGCCAAGATGTTTCACAAGCCAAGCCTTGGTCGCTGCAATTAATTTTCTGTGCCACTCAAGCTTTCTGTTACCCCTGGCCTCCACAAAGTATGCAAGGGCCTCTTCGTTTACATTTTCACGGGGAGTTGATGAAGGAACCACGGCGTATGCTCTTGCAATGGCCCGGCCCAGGTCTGAGTTTTCATATCTCTTGGCAGCAAAGTTAGCAAAGATATACTGGCTTAACTTTTCGCCAAAGATTTTTTTGTAGCCATAGTGGACACCCAGTTCGTGAAGAAGCACAGACCAGGCATGCCCTTTTTTGATTCGACCAGGAATCATATATACAGTGCTTGATCCATCTGAATATGTAACAATGAAAGCCTTGGCTGTTTCTACCGTTCTGCCGAACTTGGCTGTCGCAGCCTTGCCATCTATGAACCTGATCTTTCCTTCTCTGATAAGGGAATTAGTGGCATCATTCCCTATGTGGCTGGATATTTCATTCCCGATAGATACAACATTACTGGCTATCTGCCGACGTAACAGTAGTGGCGTCTTGCTCTTTAACTTTTCCAAAGAAGTACTATCAAAGGATGATTCAAACGCAGGTCCCTTTTCGCCCTCTTTCTCTTTTTGTTCAGATGCCTCAAATTCTACATCAGCGGTGCGGTCACCTTCGTCGGGTATCCTGTGTTGCTTGCTGTCATCAGGTGGTGCAGATCGTTCACCAGGGACACCGCCAGCGCCTTCGGCCCCAGCTTCTCCCGTCCCTCCGGTTGAAAGAGAGCTTCCTCTTCCCCCTCCTCCAGATAATTCAGGAACCCCAGGGCTTCCGCCGGTTCCAGCATCAGAAGGTACTCCACCTGCTCCCTCAGCTCCGGAAGGTTGTTCCGGTTGAACAATGGCACCTCCTGGTACAGCGCCCACTCCATCAGCTTCAGGGAGTGTAGCTCCCAGTTTGACGGGTTCTGATCGAGTTCCTGAAGCGCCTTTTTTGCCAGTAAGTTGATCGGTTCCTGGTTTTCCTTGTTCGCGTTGTCTTGCATTGTAGACATCCTCCAATAGTGGCACGGCATCTTCTACCGCTTCCACTGATTCAGTTACAATATTTTCGAGTGAAGACGTTTTACCTGTCTTATCTATAACTATAAGCACGTTATCGAAGTTTGTCCCATATTTCACGTATTCCTTTCCAGAAATAGGTATAACGGCCTTAACATTATATTTAGATGTAATGCCAGCCCACCATTTCTTGAAGGTAGGTTTATCCATTGCCATGCCACGACCAGCAATGGCCACAAGGCGCCCGCCTTCCTCAAGCCGCTTAAGCCCCTCCTCTATGTGGTCGGCACCAACCTTTGTATCCATCTTGGTGCCTTTCATGTTTACGTCAGCGGAGAAGGGCGGATTCATCAATACGACTGTTGGTTTCACGTTCTCGGGAAGAATGGCATTCAGGTGTGCGGCATTCTCGCGGTACACCTTAATACCAAAGTTTTCGAGGATATCTGCACGGCGGTCGCTGATCTCGTTCGCGACTACTTCTTTAGGGTTTTGAGACTGTGCCGCAGCGACAAGGCTACCGACGCCTGCACTCGGTTCGAGGACAACATCGTTCCTGCCTATGCTGGCCACCCATGCAGCCAGATAACTATGTGATGGAGGCGTTGAAAACTGTTGTAAGTCAATCTGGTCTTTCGTGCGCTTCGTTTGAGTAACGATCCCGGCCATTGTTGCTTTTAGATATCTTATTGCCTCTGACGCGGAGGCTATCCCCTTCACTGCAACTTTCACCCACAAGTTAACCCCAAGCTCTTGCGCTTCGTAGGCATCCCTGGACGTATATTTTCCGTCAGTCTGAGTGCCACCAAAGGCATCGTCAGCCTGCCTAAACAGATCTCTCCATGTGTATTGCTTGCCAGAGGATATCATTTCAGTGACCCAGGAAGCCAGCTTTACAGTAGGTGTTTGTTCCTTTTTCGGTTCTGTCTTCTTCTCCGGGGTTGCAGGTTCTTCTATCTGTTTAAGCCCGGCACTGGTTAAAGCCCTGTCGATGGTTTCGCCTATCGACCATTGAGCAGGCGCTCCGGGTCCGAGGGTTTCCCTGACGCCGCTTTCTGTTATCTGTAGATAGTACGTACTTCCGGGCTTATCACGCATGACCTTATAGGTTATGCCTTCGTGCTGTGCTACACCTACACTTTTAAGACGTTCAATAAATTTATCCTTGGTATATAAACCCGGCTTCTCTGGTTTGATGGTCGCAGCAGGCTTCTCAAATTTCTCCGGACCCTTATAATTCTTTTTAAGTACAGACACGACGCTGTCATACTCAGTCTGCGCTTCACTTACCTTGGCCTTGACAATACTAAGAATAGCTTCATGATCGGAGATACCCTTGTCTTTGCTGACTTCTCGCGCACGGGAAACCATTTCCTTGATCTCTTTGGGCTTAAAATTGTTTTTGCGTAAACATTTTATGGCATTTTTCATTACAATTTCCCCGATAAAACAATGGCTATTACGACACTAACTACATTTTCATCGTCATTGACCTGACGCCTATGAAAATCTCTAAGGTACTCTCTCTCTCCTGCGTCAGCTAAAAGACGCCCGCCGCCACCACCACCAGACCCACCCCGTGTAACCGCCACAATCAGGGCAATATAGCCATCTGTGGCGCAACCAATGGGAATGTTGCTTGAAATATAACCATTGGTTGCAACGTCTAAAGGAATCATTATGATGTCCTTGTTACAATACTTAAGCTTTTACCGTCTCCCGATATTGCCAGGCTTATTGTTCCAACGGCCCTGGATGTTGGTGTAACTGTCATTGGATTGGATAAATCCAACCCCTGAAGTTTATGAAGATTGTCGAGGTGCGAGCCTCCGGCCTCAAGCCAAGTCTTAATTTCACCGACCGTTGGAGGGGTTGTTGCATTTCGAGAAGACACGGCCACATCCAGATTGCTGACGTCAGCTTTATACTGATTCGGATTATCAAGGTCGGTCTGAAGCGCAGCTATCGCGGTGTCGTATTCGCTCGGTACGGAGAACCCCGTCGCCGTAATCCAGTTACCCTGATTAGTTTGGAGCTCATCAGTGTCACCTACAATATCGGAAAGTTTAGTGCTGTTGTCATCCATCTCCGTTCTGATCTCAATGACAGTCGGTGGAGTGGTCGCATTCCTTGTGGAAACAGCCACATCCAGATTAGAGACGTCGGCCCTATACTGGGCAGGGTTGTCCAGGTCAGTTTGGAGAGCGGCTATCGCGGTGTCATATTCACCCGCCGCAGATCGAGTGGACACCAACACGTCTAAATTGGAGACGTCAGCTTTGTACTGATCAGGACTATCAAGCTTTGTCTGGAGAGCGGCTATCGGCACATCATATTCATTGGGGACTGAAAATCCAGTAGCTTTGTACTGAGCAGGATTATCTAAGTCAGTTTGTAGAGCGGCTATTGCCACATCGTACTCGTTGGGCACTGAGAAGCCTGTAGCCGTAACCCAACTGCCCTGGTTGGTCTGAAGCTCGTCGGTATCATCCAGCACCATATTTACTAAACTGTCAAGATAACAATCCTCCGCAGCATAGACGGGGCTCCCGCCGCCAGTATCCCAAACAATAGAACCAACAAAATCATCGGGAAAACTTATGTACTTGCCGTACACGCCGCCTCCGACTTCAAAAATTGCGGCCGTTGATCTTGCAACCTCGACAGTACCGTCCACTTTAAGCAGGGTATAGCCTATGGTCCCGACCAACCCAGTTTGCGAGCTGCCCATGGAGCAAATTTTGGAAATCGATATTGCCATTTATTTCTTTCCCATTACCGCCTTTATTTTTGCCGCGTCTTTTTTTGTTTGCTCTTCCACCGCCATTTCTTTTTCTTTTGCCTGGCTTTCCTCTTCAATCAATCTTTTCAGACAAAAAATCTCACCTTGACGAGTGAGCATGCCGTCGTGAAGATCAGAAAGGTCTTTCTGTAGTTGCACCTGAGCTTGCTGAGCTTGTTTCTGCATTTGCAGTCTTTTATAATCAAACTGTGCAATTTCTTGTTCTACCTGTTTTATCCGTTCTGCCTTGTTCATGTGGTAATCTCCATTGCTGTATCTTCCTGTTGTTTCGCCTGATAAGCAGCCACCACTTCAGGGGTATGAAGTTTTTCTGCTATTGCTTTGCTCATCACGTCTGCCCTATCTGGATCATCACCGGGATTTATCCAGGTCCGGTGGAATTTCTTACTCACCTCTTCTCCTTCGTCGAAAATTCTGGTTATTCGTCTAACTGCAATCCTGCCAAAATCATCGAGCACACGATCATATGTTACGATCTCTTCAAGCCCTGTCCCGGTCGGCTCTTTCTTCTCAATAGCAAAAGCGGCCAGTGTGTCCTTATTGGTAATCGCCGCAACTATATCCTTTGACCTGTCGTCCCAATCTGCCATGTGTCCTGGATCGATAGGTGTCATAGGATCGGAGTATTTATGATCAATAAAGTTACCTTTATCATCTTGGTATTCAGTAATTATTCTGAGTTGAAGGTTTCCGTTTTCGGTTATTGAATGGTGAAATTTCATATTTTTAGACAGCATTATCCTGTTTTCCCTGTTTTTTCTTTTCCCAGTATTTTTTCACTCTAATACTTCGTGCCAACCTTCGTTCTTTTGTATATGACGCCCTCATCCTTCTCTTTGTTTCTTCTGTTTTTGGGACACCCTTCTTAGCTTTACTTATCTTTGCTTTATGTTCTTCTGTAAACACCCTACCTTTTTGTGCTTTACTCATATTTTTTATCTGTTCTTCAGTAAATATTATCCCCTTATGAGCTTCACTCATTTTCTTTTTAGTCTCTTCAGTAAGCTTTCTGCCATAAGCAGGGTGGTTTCTTATATCGACATATCTTGCTTTGGCACTTTCACTTATCTTACGCTTTGCTTCTTCGGAACATTTTATACCTTTCTGAAATTCAGACATTTTTAGTTTGGATTCTTCACTATGCTTAAAACCAATTGCACTTCCACCACCAATTAAATGATTGTATCCTTTTTCAATTACCCTGTAATAACAAATATAATATATTTCTAATCTATTTAATTCTTCTCGGTCAGCACACTCATGTATAATCTTCCATTTAAAATCTTTTGGGTTATACTTTCTTAATGCCTTATAAAAATGGTTATCATACCTGTTCCCTTTGGCTTCATAATAATGCTCTTGTTTTCTTTTTTTAAGAGTATGTATAGTTTGACCAATATACATCTTGCCATTTAATTTATTTGTAGCTGAATAAATAATCATATCTTATTGTATCACATATTCATTTAGAGTGGTGAAATTTCAGTAATTTTTTCATTTTAATTCCTACGCTGCAAGATAAGTTATATCAATTCCCAAAGCCCAAGCAGTATCTACATCAGCGTTATCTAAAGTGTGAGCTGTACCGTTATCTGCAAGTTGAATGAGTCCAAAATAATCATTCGCTCCATAAATAGAAGCAAAAACCCCATTAGGTAAACTACCACCATGATCAGACAGAAATACCATAGTAAAAACTCTTTCTGCAATTCCGGTTAATTGTAAACATGTAAAGGGTATAGACACATGAAGATTTCCAACCGGAGAACTTGCAGATGTAATAGCTAGCTCTCCAGCAAGATGCACAGTCCGGCCAATTTTTGTGTAGGCAAAAGTCTTGTTGGTTGCCATAACATAACTACCTGACGTACTACCGGTAATGGTGGGTTCGTATGTCCCCTCCTCATAATCATCGAGCGTATTGGCGTCAGAGCTTGGAACTGCCGTGGCAGGGAACTTTATTTGACCTTTTGCTAAAATAACCACACTGTTATGGTCAATCCTCACTGCTTCTGTTAAATTATTCCCAGTATTAGCAGAATCATCCACATAAAACGCTAAGCCACCCTGATCTGCGTCTGCTGTAGTTTCAACAGCAGCTATAGCGGCCATTTTTGTGCTTGCTCTTCCAGGACCTCCTAATGTAAGTGCCGCTCCTATATTGTTATCCCCCGTCCCCTCAGAGGTGTTTTCTAAAAATAAAGTGTCTCCACTTAAAGTGGTTGTATAAGGATCGAAGGCTGTTGTTGCTTTTATATGTCCCCTGGCAAGAGGAGTCACCCCGATACCAATTTGCCCAGTAGCATCTGCCTGTAAAGCCGGATCTGGACTTCCATCACTCGCCACCAGCTCACTGTGCCTGTGCAAAGCATCAGCTATGGAATTGTTGGTTAAAGTCTCAAGCTCTGCCCCTGTGGCCGTTGTGTCGTTGTGGCTGGCTATGGAATGAGCTTCAGCATGGTGGTCGTCTGTAGAAACATCGCTCAGGCTGTCATGGGAGAGGCCCAGGGCGTCAATGTCAACCTTGGTCTGGTCTGCGGCAGCACCATCCTCCACATTGATCAGGGTCCTAATCTGGGCAGGAGTCAGCGCAGCTATATCTCCGGCAGTTATCCTCCCGACAAGGGTCTGCTCCCCGACTGTTAAGGCAGCAGGCGTATCGTCAGCGTCGGCCTTTAGGAGAGTGTTGGCGTCAAATAGCGCTTTTGTAACCAAACCAGATAAATCCTGGTCACCAGTATTCACCCCAGATTGATTACCTAAGTTTGTCAGCTCAGTAGAGGTAAGATGATAATACCCTCCAATCGCTCCACCATCTAATCCGCCAAGATCGTTATGATTAGACACCGAGGTTCCGGAAAAGAAAGTATCTGTTACCATCTGTACTTCGGTAAAAGATCCGCCCGATTGAGGAGCTATAATACATCCAAGCAATGCGCCAAAATAAACCAGATGGTCAGGCTTTGATGGTTCGGGAGCGGTTTCTGCTTCAGCCAGGGTGTAGGAATCTCTGCCATAAACGACATACACATGCCCGTCTATGTGCATATAAACCCAGAAGCAGCCATACTTGTTATTTCCAATCGTATTTAAAGTCCCAGTGCCGTCGTCGTAATGCTCGAAATCTATTACATTAGAAGCCGCTCCATAGGTCCACCCTGAAGGTGCGGCTCGATATACGGGCGAAAAGGTTATTCCAGAAGAATCATAGATAGCTACCGTAAAAGAATTTATTCCACCATAGATTATGCCTTCTGTCGTTATAAAGTTGTTCGTTCCGGTATAAGATATGGTAGCTCCACTCTGTAGCGCCAAAGACCTTACCGCTCTTGCCAGCTCATGGAGTTTCTGCACTCCATCCTGAAAACGGTATCCAGTGCTTGCCGTATGGACCACATTAGAGCTGTCTCTCATCACCCTACCGATAGGAATACTTCTCTTGTCGGTGTCGTATAGGTTTGATCCAGATATGCTTATTGTGGGCGAGCCGCCGTTGTAATTAAGATGAGCCCTATAGATGGTGTCAACTACAGTTATGGCCTGGTTGTCTTGCTCAGCCAAAGACACTTCCACCAGTGCTCCGGTTGCGCTATTGGTGGATCTCAGAAGGGCAGTGAGCGCGGCCACCTTGAATGTGTTGGCGTTTGTTCCGTCAGATATCTCTCCACCGGTTACAATCATCGGAGAGTCAGCATCATCAGAAATATTTTTCAGCGAGGTTAACTGAGAATCTATCTGAGCATGGGTATTCGAGCCTATGCTCGCAAGCTCAAGGTGATCATCTATTATTCTGAGTGCAGTCATTTACTTGTCTTTCTCAGCATCTATGCTTTTTATGAGACCATCCCGGCCTCTATTTATCTTGAATTTCCATGATGAACCGCCATCTTTGCG